ATATTCTGCACTATATGTAACAGGTTCTATACTATTAAAAGTAGAGGTTATTAAATCTAAATGTAACACTCTACCAATAAAAGCATCATTAGGAGTTTTATATCCTGTTATTTGACCAATTTCTACAATTGAAAGAGGTGTAACATCTAAACTATCTCTTGTAATTAGAAAATTTATATTGTCTATGATTGATACTAAATCATTAATATATAATGGTTTACTATCATTTGCAGTACGATAATCATAATCAAGTACTTTGATTGGATTCAAATTAGTAGTATCATCAGAATATGCAAATATTAATTCATTAACTTTATCAACTATAATATTTAAATGCAATCCTTTTATAGGTATATTTGGTACTCTACTCATGGTATATATATTTCAAGGTGTGGTGCATCGACTAATGTGTTATCACTTAAATCTCCATCTTTATCCCAATCATTTCCCCAACGAACTTTATGTTTAATTAAACCTTCGTTATACATCTCATTAGCTTTGGAAATAATTGCTCCTGCAATGTACGTTAAATGTTGTCGATCCCATGCAAGATAAGGTGAGTTTGGAACATAAGCACAGAAATCTACTGCGTGAGAAGGAATATAATTATGTTTTCCTTTAATCTTAATACCATCAACATTAGTAATAACAGCTTTAGGATTTACAATAAGCCACTTATTACCAATATATTGTCTTCCTTTTTGATAGTATTCAAATTGTTTTTCGACAGGACGATGTCCTTCAACAAGAGTAATATCAATAAGTACATTCTCTAATGCCCAATCTATAAGACGTTGGAGATCAGGATGTAATGTAGCATATTCTCTAGTACTTGCTTTGCCTAATATATGAGGTAGATTATTCATTATACAGGTGGTGTTCGTGTTATAAACCAAATCATTAAACCAATTGCGACAGGAATAGCAGAAGCTAATGCTCCTGAAGTTGCTGCACGAATAGTCATTTTCGTTTCTAAGATTTTTATAGCAGTATAAAGTTTACTAATATCCTTAGATAATTGATCTCTATTATCACTTATATCTTTGGACATCTGCTCTTTATTAGCATCCATTTTATCGTCACAACTATTATTTTGTTTTTTTAGGTCTTCAAGAGTTTGCAGAACGTATCTAGCCCATTCATTCCAACCGTTTTGAGGTGCTTCATTTGGTGGTATCATTCTTAGGGTAATCTTTAGATGCAGGAATAGTAATAGCGATATATTCAGTATATTCTAGTGCAACAGCACTATGTGGAATGTTAGGATCAGTTACAAAAAAGTCACCACTTCTAAGAATTCCTGTACTACCTTCACTTGTAATTTCTATAGAACCTTTGAAGATAAGAGTATATTCTTTTTCTGCATGATCATGTTCAGGAAATTCCATTCCTTTTTGTATAATACCTCTAGCAATTGCTATATGTTCAGTATTAAACAAACATTCAGACATTACATATCCACCTTTAACTTCATAAGCTACATCGGATGAATTAATAATATCTCTTTTAAAATTTCCTAATCTTGGTACAGAGGGAAGGTTGGGCGTAAGCTCTCGTACTCTATCAAGAGGGTCCATATTATCAAATATTTATTAAATTATTGAAAAAAAGGGAACACAGTTATCCTACGTTCCCTCTATATAAGGATTGTTTCTACTCTTAGGTAGTAACTGTCTGAAGTACTGCACCATCGACCCATCCTGCTGTAACAAACAATGCATTCAGAGTAACCAACAGACCTGTATTAGCGTCTTCGTTGTTAGCGTTACTTGAACCTGCTGTTCCAATTTGGAGTGTCTTAGGAGAGCTTACGACTGTTCCAAGACCTGATTGAATCTTTCCATCATACTCGATAGTAAAGACATCATACAAGGTTCCTTGAGCAATGTCAGCTCTGTCTACAGGAGCACCTTCAGCGAAGTTTCTATAAGGAAACTCATCAGCTTGGAATTGTTTCTCAACTTGTCCAAGTTGTTGTGAAGTTCCAACTCCGGGATAAGCACCTGTAGAACTAGCAACTGCTGTTCCACTATCTCCGAAATCAACTTGAGTGTTCCAAGCAATCACACGAGAAGCAAATTTACCTACTTCGTAAGCTCTGTCAACACCTTGAATCTTAACTCCCCAAGCACCTTCTGTTACTGATTCAAAAGAAGCAGCAGCAACGGCAGCAGTTGTAGCACCTTGCCAAGGAACATCAAGAGTATAAATTCTAGCTGCACCTGCACCTGAGTCATGTCCTGTTACAACATAACAAGGAGCAACACCTGCACCTGTAGCACCAAATCTCAGAATAGTTCCTACAAGAACCAAAGCAGTCATATCTGCACTCGTTTTGATTTTGTCAGAACCTTTTACTACACTTACTGTAGAAGTTCCAAGAGCATTAGCTAAAGCACCTGCATTCACTCTTTCGAATGCAAGGTCTTGTTCAGGTTCACGAGAGTAATTAGAGATCAAGCTAGACACAAGACCTTTAGCTACAGCTTGTTGAGTATAAGAAGCAGCTACCGCATTGGACTTATAAAATCCTTCTTTGATCTTTCTTTGCATAAAACCTGCAATAGTTGATCCGAGGATAGTCAGTCTAATCGTGTAGATGTTACTTGCGATAGTATCAAGAGCACCTGATACACCATTGTAACCTACATAGTCTAATTGCTGAGTTTCAGCAGACTGAAGACCTACGTGGTATTGGCGAACAGTACCACTCTCTATGACATCAGAATGAATGAGCTTTGTCCCACTCCTCTGAATAAATTTGATCGCACTGAAAGGAATTGTTGTAAAGTCAGTTGCATCAAGAACAACGTTCTTAGGATCAGTAATAACTACTTCACCGTCTTTCAAATCAGTGTATTCACTAATAACGGCTCCTTCAAGAGCTGCTGTCATGGTTTGATTTTTTGCAACTAATAGTTGCGTTACATTTCTAATTGTGTCCATCTTATTTAGGCATTAAATTAATACTTATTCTTGTTGTTCCTGTACGGAACTAATTTGAAATCCTGTTTGGTCTTGTGAAGCAGCATAGGCAAGCTTTACAGCTTTTTCTACAATGTCTCTATGTACGATAGGATCAAGTTCACAATTCAGTCCATCTGCAAAATCTAAAAAATAAATTCCATCTATTAATCCATCATCTGCATAACTATAAGGTTGTGCAACTGTGTCAGGAACTATAATAGGTCTTGCTTTCCTATCTATATGCAAATATACATTATTTAAAGTAAACGTACCATCTGTAATGTATTCATGTTTTTTGGAAGATTCGTCTGCACTGTCGATTCTCCATATTTTTTTGATACTAGGTTTCTTATACGGATTGCTTTTGTTAGCATGATAAAAATCATCATCCGTAGGTTCTACTTCTACATCTTCGATTACATTACCTGCAACCTTATTAAAATAGAAGTTATTTTCTATAAGATCAATATCTGCTCTTTCGTTACGAACTCTTTGAACAGAATCGACTGTAAATATTACAATTTCAACATCTGTATAAAGATCAACTTCTACAGGTGTTTGAGGTGAAACTGTAATTATTTTACTTTCTACTTTTATTACATTATATACCTTATTATTAAGACTTGTAGGAGTATATGTATAATATACAGTTACTTGATCTCCTACTCTAATTCCTTCAAAACTATCAGTATTAGAAAAAGCATCTAAAGTTATTGTTTGTGATGCTATATCAAAGGTTACATCAGTGAAAGAAAGAGTAATCTTCAAATCACTAATGTAACCGTTTGGATAATTTCCAACAGTAAATACAGACAAAGGTATGACTTGACGTAATCTAGCCATTGACTTCTTGTTTCTTTCTGTAAAGGCACTTGCTTCGAGAGTACTAAAAATAATATTCTCTTGTGCTTTTGTAAGAAATGTTGAAATCTCTTTTGCTACATATCCCGGAGCATCAAAGTTGGTTATTCTATCATAACCTACTTCAAATTCATATCCCATCTGTTCTGCTGTCATTGTTCTTATTTATTAAGATCAATTTGATTTTTAAGTCTCAAATACTCATCTTGATGTTTATCATCTTTGAGCCACTGAATAGCTTGATACAAACTCTTTCCAACAGGAATACCTTCTACGGTTTCAATGTTAGTGCCTTCAAATTTCAATGCACCAATCTTTAGTCCACGATGAACAAGAAGTTTATAATCATAGTTTGCAGTATCATCAATGATGTCACAAACACCTGTCAAGTCTTGATCAATCAAGTCTTGAATTTCTGAGTAATAGAAGTCCTTGTCTGAATCTGCACTTGGACGCTTACTCTTAGCGTTTTCAAGATAATAGATTGTCAAGAAGTCATACATAGCTTCTGATGAAGAATCAATCTTCGAGAAGTGTTTATATGCTTTTTTCATCAGGTCTGCTTTTTTCACCTTGTCAACATGTTGTTGTCCTTCATGCTGTAAAGCAATTCGGTAAGTACCACTATTTAAACGGTTTGCCCATGTTGGAGATATGATACCTCCGTCAGGTTGTGAGTTTACAAGTAATACTTTGTACTCAATATATTGCATTGGATCACTTAAATCAAGTGTTCGGAGAATTGTAGTATCCTTCACAATATCATCGCTCTTACGAATAGTCACGATAAATCTGTTCCAAAAATTATCCTCTTTTTTATGAGGATTCAAATCTCCTGCTTTGAAGTCTAAACCTGCTTCATTTTCAAGGAACGTTCTTTCTGCTTTTGTCAAAGGGTCTTTCAGTCTTCCGGAATCCTTATCAAGTGGAACTTGAATTTTTATGGATGTATGGTCGTACATGAAAGAACCACTATGTCCATCAGGAAGCCATTTCCCCGAACGGAGGATAGGCTTCAGATGAACTTTAGTATTGGGTAAGCTGAAAACTTCTTCTTTTACTGTGTTAACAGTTTCTTCTTTTTTAGCCATTTTCTTCTTTTAAATAGATTAATAAAAATTCTTACAAGATGTTAGGCTTGTATGTCGCTGTACGAGTTGGATCGTAAACAATTGATCCACCTGTAAACGCTCTATGCTCAGTCCAAGCATCCTTAGGATTCGCCATAACCCTGTTAGCTTGACCAATAGTGAAAGGATCACGTAAACCGGGTTCGTAACCTCTAATGTCTCCCATCTTAGCAAGAGCAACCTTTTGAACGTTAGGCTTTCCATCGGAAGTACCCATGTTCAGAATGTCATACACTCTTGATTCAGCAAGACCTTGTCCACCGGGATAGAAAATCTTGTTACGTGCAAAGTCGTCTTTCAATGCATCATGAACAATATTCACTTTGATTCCGTTTGGTCCAATATACTCTAAGAACTGACCTCTGAATCCCATTGAGTTTCCACTACCTGCGAAAATTCTATGGTTATCCTGAGCAGGAGTATAAAGAGTTGTGTAACTCTCAAGAGCCTCATGGAACTGATACATTCCCCACTCCCCTGTCAATACAGTAACTTCACGTTGTCCCATTACAACTTTACCAACGGTAAGGTCAAGTAACATTTCAGTGAATTTCTTTATATCGAAAGAGTTGTAAGTATTGTAGTTAGCAGATTCCATTTGCTGCTTAATACCTGCACCCATCTGAAGTACACTACCTGATTTACCACGTTGCATATACTTACCATCATCTGTCTTGTTGGTGGTAGCATACATCAACATATGGTTGATCTCATCTTGATACTGCATTTCGAGTTCGTATGAACGGTAGTCCATCCAAGTAGTCATCATTTTCTTGGTATTTGGATCAATCCAAGAGAACTTAACAGGACGTTCAATCATATTACCGGGAATCGTATCTTGCATACGAATCATAGTAAATGCGTTCATCATTTTGTACGGGAAGGTATAATGAACTCCACCACCTTTAACAGAAAGTTCTTTCTCAACAGGTGAGAAGTCTTTACTGAAACGTTTCCCTGCTGATAATTCCTCGAAAGGAACAAACAGAGTACCATCTCCTGTTAACAGACGTACCCTATATCTCCAAAGTCCACCTACATTACTAGGGTCTTCAAGAATTTGAATAGGATAAACTTCATTACGTTCACCTACGATAACGTTCACATCAGTGAAATACGCTTCGTGGAAATAAACATAAAATTCTCCGTAGTTATAACCGGCTTTGTCTGATGCTGTTAAAGCAGTACCGATTGTAATTTCCGCTTTAGCAATAGGAACGTTTTTCTTACCATTAGTGGTAATGTCCCATGTAAAGTCGTCGTCAGATTGCAACGTTAAAGTTGGAAACTGATTTAAATAAGCATTAACGGTTGCACCTTGATTCGCTTGATGAATCATGGTTGCAACTTTAGACGCTTGTTGAGGCTCAATACCAAATCTATGTCCTAAGTGAGACTTAGTGACTAGACCTGTGATGTCCTCAGATTCATAAAGTTGAAATGGTGAAATTCTCATTTTTCCTTATTTAAGGGCTTGTTAAAAAATTATAATCTTCCGAACGCCTTATCAAAATCATCAAGTTCATCTTGGGATTGTGCCGGAACGTTTGGTTTTCCTGCAACTTTCTTTCCTTTAGTCTCAAAAATAGACCTCATTTCATCGGTTGCTTTAGTCTTCTGAACCTTTGCGATTTTACTAAAATCAGGACTCATTTGACCACTATCGTTAATATCGAAAAGACCTAGAGAGTGATAATAGTGTATCATCATCTCGAATGCTTCAGGGTTCTTAGCCCTTGTAGCTGTGACAGGATTCAATGGTTCTCCATTCTTTCCTTTTGCAACAGGGACAGTCATGGACTTCATGATCTTTTCCCTTGTAGTTTTATTGAGTTTTATTCCCGGAATAATCTCAGGAGTCTGTTCAATTAAACCTTTCATCTTAGCTACACGCTGACGAATACCATTCTGTCTGCTTTCTTCTGCTGATTTTGCTCCTTCTTCTAAACCAACCATCTTATTCTTATAAGCGGTAGGAACAATTTTTAGAGCTTTCTTAGCTTTCAGTTCAAGATTCTCAAGAGCTTTATATCCTTCAATCTCTTCTGTAATTTCTTCAGGAGAGAAACCTCTTATCTCAAGAGATTTACTTACAAGGTCTTCTTGAAGTTCTACATCATCGCTAATACTATCTTCTGTAATTTTTGAATACTTGTCGAAATTACGTTTCGCAGTACTGTATTCATCAACAGGAAGACCTTTTTCTTTAGCCTCATACAGATTTCTTTCTTCGTCAGAGAGAGATTCTTTGAAGGAATCTACACCTGATTTTTCCATCTCTTGCATCGAGATATTAGAAAGCTCTTTTAATGCAGCAGATTCATCTCCTTCATTTCTTTCGACTAACTCTTTCCAATCTTCGTCTGTAAACTCAAGAAAGACCCCCTCATCGGATCTATCTTTTGCGAAGGCTAAAAATGGCGAAGAAGAAGAATCGCTAGAATCATCTTTCGAGGGAGTCTCTTTTGTCTTTCCATTAGTTTCAATGAACTCGTTGTCATTTTCATTTTCTTCAGTTTCCTCTGAAGCCGATTCTGTTTCATTATGTACTTCAAATGAACCATCCTCGTAAGTAGTACTTTCTGTTTCTACCTTAGGTTTTTTCTCCTCAGTAGTTTCTTCAGTAGTTTCTGCCGGTGTATCAGGGATTTCAATCATTCCATCTCCTAAACTCATTCCAAACAGACCGTCTTTTTGTTCTTCGCTTTTAATTGCCATAATTATTCTTCTTTACAAAATTAGTTTTACTTATAATCTAACACAACTTATTAGATATATTTCTTGTTTTGGTATAGCCTATTTAGAAGCCTTAGGTGGTTTCTGCATAGCTTTTTTCTTATCAATTTCCTCTGTACTCTTGTTATGACGAACATTTTCACTATGTTTTTTGTCTTCAAGAGCATATTTCTTATTCATTTCTTCCCAATCCTTTTTGAGTTTATCAATAGTTGCACGAGCTGCATCTCCGTTATCAGATTTTGTTTCTGCTCCAATCTCAGCAACAGTAATTTTAGTTTCACTATCAATAAGAGTTTTTTGCATTGCTTGTTCACGATCAGCTTGTTTACTCTGAGCTTCAGCTTCCACAGCTTGAGTTTGAGCATCAATATTTTGTTGCTGAGTATCTTGTTCACGTTGAAGAGATTGTTCCTCATAAGTCTCAATCTTACGTCTAATAGAAGACATAGATTCTGATAAGTAAATATCCATAAGTCCTGAGAAGTTGATCTTATCATTCTGAATACCTGCTTGAGCAAGTTGTTTCATAGTGTTAATCAGTTCAGCATCATTAGTACTATTGGAAATCATAATACCATAATCAGCATCATTGAATTGTTGTCCATCAATCTCAGTTATAACAGAAGACATCTCATCTGAGATAAACTGTAATTTTTCATTCTTCTTATTTCTCCAAGCGTATTTTGCTGTTTCTAGAAGAGTTCCAAGAACCCTTAATTTAGTATTGTCATGCAATGCAAACCACTTCTCTGTAATATGAGAAGATTGAGTTACAGCCCTTTCAATACCTCCGACAGTCTCACGATTGGAAATCTGTCCTTGTCGTTGCTCTGTAACACCTGCAATTTCTCCGAGTTCACGCTTAATAAAATCAAGCATCATAACGTGTTGTTGAATGTAAGAACCCATCTCTAAATCAAGAACCTTTGAGTTCTGATTCATTGCTCCTGCAAGTTTTCCTGTAGCAGCACCTTTGTTACCTTCTTTAAAAGGGTCTTCAACAGCCCAACCTAGAATCTCAGCATAATACATCCATTGATCCATATTCCAACCATCAGGAATACGAGAGGTATCAAGTACTGAAATCTTACCTTTACTTTTTGCAAATGCAAGTTCTGTACGATACATGAATACATTATATAAATACTGATAAGGTTTCATTCGATCCATTAAGGAACGAGACTTAGATGTATTGGTATTATAGATGGTTCCAACATAACCGCTTCCACCAGACGATTTATTTCCCATTCGTCTAAATTGGATTGGACGTGGTCCCCATTTAACATAAATGTCTTCAGCAATCCTAGTTCCTTCCCACCATTCATTGACCCAAAACCATTCAATTTTTTCTCCGAGTTCTTCATTTGCTTTGTAATTTTCATCAACAAGTTTTTTCTGAAGTTCGTTATCTTCATCATACCATGAGATTTCACCTACTTTACGTAGACTCGCCCATGTAGTTTTTTCTACACGAACCTCTCCTGCATCATTATAAGCTGCTATATTATTTGTAGCAAATGCGTCAGTATCAAATATTGCATAATCCCAATCTGTTCCTTGTGTTCCATTAGGATTTCCTTCGATTCCTATTGGATTTTGAACAGGTCTAGTGACATCATATTTGATCATATCACTATTCTTAGAACCTCCTGTAACACCTTTTTCAATTTTATCAATATCAGCAGGTTTCAAATAATCATAATAATTATCTATCACCCAACGGAAAGGTTGATAGGTATCTTCAATAACCATATCAGCATCTTCAATATGATAAGATTCTCCTGATCGTATTATAGTAAGAGCTAGAGGATCGACTTTACGTACAACAGGATCAGTACCAACAATATCCACATTATACACTTCCATTCCTCCTACAAGAGCATCTTCAAATCCACGATTAAACTTAAGTGGTAGTTCTTGTTCCTTCCATAAATACTGTAAATACTGTGTAGCTCTACGTTCACGAAGGTCTTGAACTTCATATTTATTCCACTTATCAAGTTTTCCAATTTCTTCTTGTAATTGCTTCTCATCATACTCTTTAGCCATAATAGCTTGTTCAAGAGTTGATCGAATCATACTTTTTTGATTCTCTTCTTTTTCTGAAATTGCATCAGGATTAGTAACGGTAACTCTCCAATCAAATCTTCGTTTAAATTCTTCTCCAATCAAGAGATCAATCTTAGGATTTGCAATAGGATAGTTTTGCATTTTTGCAGGAAAACTAGCTCCTTTAATTCCCCAAGGATTAGTTGCTTTCTCCATATCTCGTTCATCAAGAATGTCTGA